GAAGGTATTGATGATCTTCGTAAATTGGGCATTAAGCAGGGTGAAGTATCCATGATGAATTGGATGCTTTCACTAAAAGAGTGTAGTGAGGAAACCTACGAGGAGTTGCAACGTGAAGAGTCTTAGGGATTTCGAGTGCGATAACTGCGGAGAGAGCGAGGAAAGGTATATCGACTCGGTTATCACAAGTTACCGCTGTCAATGTGGCGGGTTAAAGCAGCGTCTTATTGGTATGCCAAAGATAGACCTTGAAGGAATTACCGGAGCATTCCCTGGTGCTCATGCTAAATGGGCCAGGGTAAGGGAAGAGAACGCAAGAATTAAGGCGGAAAAGAATAGATAGTTTTTTTATCCTACAGAGAAGTGAGGGCTTACACACGTTAGTAGGTGCTCACTCTTGACAGGATGTAGTACTGGTGGTACAACTTAACCATTAGCTGCCGTTTAGGTGGTGATACAGGAGATTATTGATGGCTGAAATTGAGGATTTTGAGCAGGAAATTGGTGAAATCGAGGCCGTAGAGCATCAAGAGGTCGAGAAGCAAGCGGAAGTAAAGCAGGAAGACGAAATACCTGAAGAATTCCGTGGTTTGTCTCAAGGTGAATTGGCCCGTAAGCTCAAGCACTCCTACCGGGAGATGGGCAAACAGGCGAACGAACTTGGAGAAATCCGCAAACTTGCTGATGAGCTTATCAAGTCACAGTTGCAGCCTAAGAAAGAACCAGAGCAGCCGAAGGAAGTAGATTTCTTTGAGAACCCGCAGGAAGCAATCAAACGGGCAGTAGAGACAAACCCGACTGTGCTTGAAGCGCGACAATACGCGATCAGGGCGCAGCAGGAGCAGGCAAAGCAGAAGTTGCATCAGATGCATCCAGACCTTAATCAGGTTATTGGAAGTTCTGATTTCGCTAATTGGGTGTCAGCAAGCCCGGTCAGGAAGCAGCTACTTGTCAATGCCGATCAGGGGTATGACTTGAATGCCGCTCACGAGTTGATTTCGACCTACAAGGAACTCCGTGGTGTCAAACAGCAGCAGCAACAACGTCAGGCAAGTGATGCTGAAATCTCAGCCCGAAACCAAGCGTTGAAGTCTGCATCGGTTGATACCGGAGGGTCTGGAGAGACCACAAAGAAGATTTACCGTCGTGCTGATCTGATTCGATTGAACATGACTGATCGTGCCAAGTATGAGTCAATGCAAGATGAAATTATGCAGGCTTATGCTGAAGGCCGCGTTCGCTAACTTTTTAATTTAGGAGAAACATCATGGGTCTCGGAACTAACCAAACAACCGTAACTACGTCGGCAAACTTTATTCCTGAAGTCTGGAGTGATGAAGTACTTGCTCGTTATAAACAAAATCTTGTCATGGCTAATCTTGTCACTAAGGTAAGTTTCAAAGGCAAGAAAGGCGACACTCTGCATCTTCCGGTTCCTGCGCGTGGCTCTGCTTCGGCTAAAGCTGCAAACACTCAGGTTACTCTGATTGCTGATACCGCTGGCATTGTCGACGTATTGATTGACAAGCATTTTGAATACAGCAAACTGTACGAAGATATTGCCGAAATGCAGGCATTGTCCTCGATGCGCAAGTTCTACACTGATGATGGCGGCTACGCTCTGGCTAAGCAAGTCGATCAGTCTCTTGCGCTGATGGGTCACTACTTCAACGGCGGCAATACGACTGTTTCTGCTACTAATGCTTGGGAAACCGGCGTTATCGGTGGCGATGGTTCGACTGCTTTCTCTGGTGCAACCACTGGTAACGGTACGGCTCTGACGGATGCCGGCCTGCGTAAAGCAATTCAGACTTTGGAAGATAACGATATTCCTTCCAATGAACTGAAGCTGGTTATCCCGCCGGTTGAGGCCAATGTGCTGCGTGGCATCTCGCGGTTCACTGAACAAGCCTTTGTCGGTAGCGGTAGTGTCATCAAAACTGGCATCCTCGGCAATCTGTATGGCGTGGAAATCTTCACCTCGTCTAATTGCCCTTGGATTCACGTTGATGGTGATGGCAACCAGGCTACCAACTTCTCTGGTACTTCTCTGTCAGCTTCGACGACAGATGCTTATGGCCTGACGGTTGATTTCACCGGCGATACCGACACCAAGTATCGCGCTTGCCTGCTGATGCACAAGGACGCTGTTGCTCACGCTGAACAGATGGGTATTCGTACTCAGTCTCAGTACAAGCAAGAGTACCTCGGCACTCTCGTAACGTCTGACTGCGTGTATGGAGTCAAGACGCTGCGTGAATATGCCGGCTTGTCAATTATCGTTCCGGCCTGAAGATAACTCCTTGAAATAAAAGGAAAAACTACAGGGCGGCATAATATCTCCGCTCTGTAGTAGCTAACCCAAAGGAGATAGATCATGGCAACAGTAGAACAAGGTGTAAAGCAGTATCCAGGCGTATTCAAAGAGCTTTGGACGGTTACTGAAACAGTAGATTTTGGTAACGCGGCTACCGGATCTGGTACGTTTGCTTCGGCTGACGTAACTGTTCCAGGCGTGGCTCTTGGCGATATGCTTCTTGGAGTCTCCGCAGGTGTTGATACGGTAGATGGTGTTATTTGGGGCGCGGTTACGGCTGCGAACACGGTAACACTGACTCTGCTGAACAACTCTGGAGGTGCGATTGACTTGGCTTCGACTACGGTTAAGTTCGTAGTAGGCCGTCCGGCTTGGTAATCATAAGCCCGCCCCTTCGCAAGAGGGGGTTTCCTTATGAAAGTCACCTTCACTTGCAAGAGAAGCGGGAATCGTGTATCGTTCAGCAACGAGGACGATATTGCTCAATTACGGAAACATGAGGGTTATGTTGAAGTAATAGACCCCTCGGCTGTGCCAATAGAGCAGCCACAACCAGAACAAACCAAACGGCGTGGAAGGCCACGCAAAGGTAACTGATTATGGCTGGAAAGGCACCCACCGCTGCCCAAATAGCAGCAGCAGAAAAGGCAGCAACTACTGCGGCAGCAGCAGCGGCTAAACCAAATGCATCGCCTGCGGTAATCGCTAAGGCAGCGGCAGCAGAAGCCAAAGTAGCCGCTTATGAGTCTGGAAAGACTGTCCAAGAGGCTACAAAAGCTGCTTCTTCTGCTAATCAGACAGTTACGAAAGAATTTGCCGAGCTAAAGAGCCAGCAAGCCGCAGAGGTAAAAATCCTCGCCGCTGAAGCAAAAGCAGATGGAATCAAGGGTACATCGCTAACCGGGCTATTGAATACCGTAAAGTCTGAGAACAAGGCTGAGTTTTCTGACTTCACCGGGTATATGGCCGGGACTTTGCCCAAGCAGAACATTGGAACTCTTACTGGATTCTTCAACCCAGACGTTACTGTTGCGACAACCGGCCCCAATGCAGGGAAGATGGTCGATGCTTCTGGGAACCTAGCTACTATCAAGACCCACACTACCGGGTCATACGCTGACAATACGGATTATGGGGCTGCGGTAACTGGCCGGATGAGTGCTGCGGTAGATTTGGCAAAGAAGTACGACTTTGATGTTGGTGTGGTCGGTAATGAGAATAGCCATGTTGGTACGAACCTTGCCATGTTCGATAAGGCGGCTCAGAACTACGCTACCAATCAGAGTTACGGCGACAACAACATAGGAAAAGCGCTTGATAAGTTGTCATCTTTCGATCAATACAAGACTGAAGATGGCTCTCTCAAGCTGACTGACGCTCAAATTGGCGGGACTTTGAAAGCCGTCAAGGGGCAAGATGGCCTTTTCCAGTTGGCTTTTAATAGCGGGCAGAAGGGGAACATCAATAAAGTCTCGATGTACTTCCAGAAGAACGCTGACGGGACATATTCCCCTGCCGGAACTCAGCACTACGTCTTTGATGATGCCCCAGACCCTTCAGGTGGGTCTAAATTGTTGGGTGGACTATCTACTGCGCTAAATCTGGCATCTTTTGCGTTCCCTGCTCTCAAGCCGTTCGCAATGGCTGCATCGTTGGCTAGTTCGATCGACAACAAGAACCCGTTTGGATTCATCACATCTGGTATCGGGCTTGCCGGGTATTCAGGGCTTCTTGGTGACTCATGGACTGGTCTTGGAACGGAGATTGGCACGAAACTTGGCCTTACCGGGACGGCTGCAACGGCTGCTGGTAACGCAATTATCGGTGCCGCTCAGAACAAGGAGAACCCGTTTGCTGGTTTTGCGACGGGGGCGGCGGGGACTTACCTTGGGGCGGCATGGGAAGCAGCCAAGGGCGATGGTGATCTGTTCAAGATGTTCACCGATAACGCTGCTAGTACCGGAATGTTGAGCGAAGCTGAAATCAAGGCTGTTATTGATGAAGCAACGCAAACGCAGTTTAAGCAGGCAATGCAGGAGTCTATCAATACTGGAGCATTGACCGCAGAACAAGCCGTTACTGCCGCTCAAAACTCCGGTTATTGGAGCAATGCTGGAGATTCCTTCAACTACTCGGGGATGTTCACGGAGCCTACAGGAACTGTGACTGATGCTACAGGGGGTATCAAGTACGATACATCTGGTCAAGCAATTACTTCCGCAAACGTCCCGAATGGCGCTCAGAACATTGGTGGTGGGTTTTACACTTATGATGGCAAGGTGTATGACGGACAATCTGGAGAATCTTGGACGTATGGCGGCGAGACACAGTACGGCAGTCAAGGTGCTGATCCTACTGGGCTTGGAGAATATGAGCAATATGTCCAGAAACTGATTGACAAGGGTGTATCTCCTGCTCAAGCCGCTGCGGTTGTAACGGGCCTTGCTGGTGCCGGCGCAACAATTGCGGATATGAACAATGTTGTAGATACGGCGACTAGCGCTCTTGGTGGTGGTACTTCAGGCGGTGGTACTTCAGGTGGCGGCACTTCTGTGGGTGGTGGTACGACAGGAGGCGGGACGGCTGTAGATTGGTCTAATCCCTCTACATGGCCGTGGGGGACTATTGCAGGCGCTGGGGCTGGACTGATCGGTAGTTATCTCAATACTCAGTCCTCCAAAGAAGCCGCAGAAGCTCAAGCCGAAGCTCAAATTCAAGCAGCCAAGATCGCTGCTGACGCTGCCAAGTTCCGCCCGGTAGGAGTTACTACCAACTTCGGTTCGTCTGCATTCACTTTCGACCCGACTACGGGTTATTTGAAGTCTGCCGGATACACGCTTACCCCGGAGATGATCGCCCAACAAGATAAGTTGATGGCTGAATCAGAAGGGTATCTGACTCAATATCAAGGGGCAGACACGGCAACTAAGCCTATGGGCGATGCTGCTGCGACCATGATGGGATTGGGTCAAGGGTATCTGGCTACGACACCTGAAGCGCAAGCTAAGAAATATCTTGATGAGCAGACAGCTTTGTTGGCCCCCGGTAATGCTCAGGAATACGCAAATCTACAAAATAAACTCCAACAGCAAGGTAGGTTAGGATTATCTGTTGGTGGAGAAAGTGGGTTAATGGGGACTAATCCTGAACTTTCGGCGTATCAAAACAAACTTGAGATGCAGAAACGGCAGTTGGCTGCTGCTGCAACTCAAGGTGGGATGGACTACGCAAAGTTTGGTGCTGGAGCAGTTGGGTTGGGTGGCGATCTTCTCAAGCAGATGTATGGCACTCAACAGGCTGCTTACAATCCGTATGCAACAGCTTTGGGCGGCGCTCAATACATCGAGGGACTTGGACAGAACGCGATGGATTTGGGTGTCAATCTTGGCAAGACTGCTACCGCAGCAAACGCTCAAGCAGGAAGTCTATTGAGCCAAGGCTATGCAAATGCCGCCAATACTCAAGGTGCTGCTGCTCAACAGGCTGGTGATCCGTGGGGCAACTTGCTTCAGGGTGGGGCTAACGCATGGATGAAGTACCAGAATCAGCAAAATCAAAACAATCAACAGATCATGTATAACCCATATACAGGTCAGAAATTGATATGAGGTAAATCATGGCTGACATCGTATCTAGCTTATTTGGCCCTTCTCCTTGGGAAATCCAACAACAACAGCGTCAGCAACAACAACAGCAAGCCGCACAGTTTGCACAGATGAATGCAGCCCAACGCGGTGCAATGGGCATGTACCAGGCTGGAGGGCAGTTGGGAGGTATGTTGGCTGAAGGCATGGGTATGGAGAATCCGGCAGTAGCTCAGGCAAAGATGCGGGAGCAGGCTCTTGGTGGGCTGGATATGAGTTCTCCTGAAGCAATCTTGCAGCGCGCTCAACAGATTCAAGACCCTAGAATCAAAATGCAACTCCAGATGCTTGCTCAACAGAAGATGGCAGAGCGTCAGAAGATGAAGCTTGAGGCTCAAAAAGGCGCATTGTCTGAACGTAAGCAGGACTTCGCTGAGAAAGAAGCGTTCGATCTGAAGAAGATGGAGGCTGAAGCCCGTATTCGCCAGAACGACCAACGGATTGCCGATGCCCGTACTACAGCACAAGAGCGCATGGAATTGATGCGCGAGAATAATCAGATCAAGATGATGCTTGGTCAGATGATGAATGAAACTCGTCGTGCGGCTATCGATGCTAAGACTGATGCAGTTAATGCAAAAGGCGCAGTGAAAGCAGATAAGGCGGCAGAAGCAAAGGCTGGGTTATCTGCAACGCTTGATGATCTTCAGGCTTCATATGACTCTCTTAATCAGGAGAAAGGGCTTCCTAGCACTCAGCGAGGCGCTTTGTCTAATATCGGAAGCTATACGGCAAGCTCTGGAGTTGGGCAATTGGCAGGCAGGGTTTTCGGCACAAAAGAGCAGTCTCAACGAGATATGATTAACAGTTCTCGCATGTTGCTCTTGAATGATATCAAGAATGCCACAGGTATGTCGGCGCAACAGATGAACTCAAACGTAGAATTGCAGAATTGGCTTAAAGCGTTAGGCGATCCGACTGTTGGGTATGAGACAGCTACGAGCATCATATCGAACATTCGCAAGAAGTATGTTGATGGTGTTGGGGCTGGTTCAATTAAGCCTGCACCACCTGCACAGCAACCTCAACCTACTGGTGCAGTCAGGAAATATAATCCTGCTACTGGAAGGATTGAATAATGCCGCAGATAATTGATGTCCCTGGATACGGCCCTACTGAATTCCCCGATGGGATGACTGATGCTGACATAATTTCGGCAATCCAGAAAAACATGGTTCCTGCAAAGTCTAATGCGCCAAAGAGTATGACTGATGACCTTGCTGCATTTCGCAAGTCACAAGAGGACAGACAGGCAAAGAACTTTGGTAGCGTAGCTAATGTACTTTCAGGTGCTACTGCAGTACCTAAAGGTGTTTTGAACCTAGTTAGTGAAGGTCTTGGTGAAAAGGTATTCCCATCAAAATTCATTGATAAGGAGTCAGGTGAATATGCGGTAGGACAGTTGTTAGACCCCGCTGCGTGGGCTATCGGTGGCGGTGCAATGAAGGCAGCACAGGCTATACCGAAAGCAGGCCAGATCATTAAGGGTGCTATCGGTGGTGCTGTAGGTGGGGGCGCTGTAGGTGGCCTATCTGAAGGCGGGACTGCAGGTGAAGGTGCGGCTATTGGTGGGGCGATTGGCGGTGGAGTCCCCGCAGTTGGTGTTGCATTGAGTAAATTAACTCCGAAGGCAAAAGCCCTAGTAGATTCAATATCATCTGTTTTCTCAAAGAACGGCAGAACTACCATTGGTCATAAGATGGTACTTGATCAATTGCAACCAGCAGAAAGGGCGGAAGTTCTGAAGATACTTCAAACTAGGGGTATTGATGCGTCAGAGTTAGGCTCTGATCTAACTACATCTCAGGCACTAGGCTACGGAAGGGTTGGACATGAAATGCAATCTCCTGCTGGCGCAAGGGTTGCCGCACTTGAGAAAGAAGTATCAAAGATGCCTGGTGGTGAGGGTCTTCAGCAAAGATACGCAGAACAGCAGGGTAATCAAGCTAGTGTAATGAATACTCTATCAGGTGGGCGTGGTGGCGCAGGTGATGCGCTTGCTGGCAAATCTGCCGATGACCTAGCTATGGAAGCAGCAAAAACTGTAAGAGGCAACACAGCAAAAGCACTTTACCCGAAAGGTGAAGTAACTGGCGACGCTAGGCTTGATGAGATTATGTCTCGCCCTGCTGTGGAAACTGCTGAAAGGGTGGTAGGTACGGCAGAGGCTAATGTACCTAAGTCAATGGTTACTCAGGGGGCTAGACCTGCGGATACATTGATGAATACGCCAAAACAATACGAGCAGTATTCGCTTGACTCTCTGACTAATAGATACAGGTCAATGGAAACTGCTGCAAACAGGCTGTCAAAAACTGGTCGAGATGAAGAAGCTAGCGCAATTCGTGCAGCTAAAAATGACTTGGGTAAGTGGTTATCTGAGAAATACCCTGAATGGGCGCAGGCTAATCGCATGTTCGCTTTCCAATCAAGGCCGGTTACTCGCATGGAAGTAGGTTCTGCATTGAAGTCTAAGATGGAGCAATCACCATCAGCATTTCTAAAGGCAACAGAGAATGTATCGGAACAAGAGCAAATGATTCGTAGTGCTACAGGCAGGCCGAATCAAAGCCTTGGTGATGTGTTCAATCTTGGTCAAATGAGTAAGATTTCAGGGTTGAGAAATGAAGCTCAAATTGGAGAGGAAGTAAAGAAATTGGAGGGCATGGCTAGAGCTAATCTAGGCGATGAAAAAGCATTCCAACTACCTAATCTTCTTAATATATGGGTAGCTATCGCAAACAAAATAGCTAAAACATCTGCACAAGCCTCTGTTGATGATGTTACTCGCGCTGCTGCTGAGGTTCTTAAAAACCCTGCTGAAATGAGGAAGTTACTAATGCAAGATGCGGCTAGCAAGGCAAAAGTAGGTAAGGCGCCTGTGTGGGCTGGCGGGTCTGGAGTGTACGCTGCTCCGTTATCAGGACTTATGAGTGGAGGTCAGCCGTGACGTATCTTCAACTTGTGAATTCGGTTCTAGCTAGGCTTCGTGAGGCATCAGTAACCACAATCAATGAGACTACCTACTCTACTTTGATAGGTAAGTTCATCAATGATGCTAAGAGACAGGTGGAAGATGCCTATGCTTGGGAAGCCCTATCTACGACGATAACCCTCCCCACTGTGGCCTCAACAACGACTTACACGGTATCTGGTTCTGGGCGTAGGCAGAAAGCAGTATATGTAAATAACGCCACAAGCAAGTTCAAGTTGGCTAACGTACCTATTCAGTGGATTACTGACCAACAGCAACTATCGGATGTTCAAAGTGGCGCTCCAACATATTACGCATGGAATGGTTGGGACGGCACAGATAGCAAAGTTGAGATATATCCAACACCTGACGGCGTGTATTCTTTGAAATTCAACATGAACGTGGCTCAGGTAGAGTTAGGTGCTGATGCGGATATACTTTTAGTCCCTGAAGAGCCGGTTATATTTGGTGCTTATGCTAGGGCTTTGGTTGAGCGTGGCGAGGATGGTGGATTGAATAGCTCTGAAGCGCAGGCTATTTACAGATCGTCGCTCTCGGATGCTATTGCGCTTGAGTCCTCAAGATTCATTGAAGAAGATAGCTGGGTTCCTACATAATGGCATTTCAACTTATCGCCTACACGATCAAATCGCCCGGGTTCTGGGGGCTGAACATTCAGGATTCCCCGGTAGATTTGAACCCAAACTTTGCGCTTAGGGCCAATAACTGCATTATTGACCAATCTGGGCGTATTGCATCACGCAAAGGTTGGAGTCGGGTAAATGCAACCAGCGCAGATTTGAGTACCGCCAATGTCGAATGTCTTGGTGAGTTGGTGCAATCTAGCGGAACAATTACGATACTCGCCGCAGGAAATGGGAAGCTGTTTAAGCTCTCTGGAACAACGCTAACAGAACTCACCTATGGCGGTGGTGGTGTAGCACCAACAATTACGACGAATAATTGGGAGTTCTGCCAGTTAAACGGTATTGGGATGTTCTGGCAGAGGGGTTATGATCCGCTGATATATGACCCTGCAGTTTCAACCACAACCTTCCTCCGATTGAATGAGAAGTCTGGAACTGCTGGTACGGTGTATCAATGTAATACGGCTATCTCTGCATATGGTCGTATTTGGGCGGCTGACACAAGCTCAGATAAGCAGACGGTAGTATGGTCAGACCTCCTAACACCTCATATCTGGACAGGGGGGACGGCGGGGACGCTAGATGTGCGTCAGGTATGGCCCGAAGGATCAGATGAGATAGTAACTCTCGCCGCACATAACGGGTTCCTATACATCTTTGGCAAACGTCAAATTCTGATCTATGAAGGTGCGGAAGACCCTAACACGATGAAACTAAATGATGCAATCGCCACTGTTGGGTGTATTGCAAGGGATTCAGTACAGAACATCGGTACTGACATGATCTTTCTGTCCCATCTTGGAGTTCAGACAATATCGAGGGTGATTCAGGAGAAGTCTGCACCTTTGGTTGAACTATCAAGGAATGTACGTGATGACATGATGCAAAGTATTACCGCTGAGACTGCCGGTAACATAAAGTCAGTCTATAGCGATGTTGATGCTTTCTATCTAATTACTTTCCCTGCTTCTGGTACTTTGTATTGCTTTGACTTGAGAACCAAATTACAAGATGGATCAGGCAGGGTTACTACATGGGATAGTAATGTCCCCAAGTGTTTTCTATCCTCAGTGAGCAGAAAGTTGTATTTGGGGAAGGCAGGGTATATCGGTGAATATGGCACTTATCTTGATGACACTACTAGCTATCGAATGGCCTATGTTACCCCTCACATTGACTTTGGTGATCCTGTCGCAATTTCCGTCCTCAAGAAGATAAAGATTACCGCAGTAAGCCTCCAGCAAACCGCCGTAGTTAAGTGGGCGTTTGACTTCTTGCAGCGGTTCTATTCTCAGGCGGTGACGATCAATCCAGGCACGATAAACACTGCTTTGTATAACGTAAGCGAGTACAACACCACTGCTGAGTACACTACTCCGGTTGCAGCGACGATTGCGGATATAAATGCATCTGGCGCTGGTAAAACTGTTCAAATTGGTGTAGAAGTACAGGTTAGCGGGTACTCACTATCACTGCAAAAGATTGATGTGTATGCGAAGCAAGGTAGACTGAGATAAGGAGTAATTCATGGCAGCTTACGTAAAACTTACAAACTTCGCATCTAAGGATGGCCTACTGTCGGGGAACCCGCTTAAAGTAGTCACTGGCGCGGAACTAGATGATGAATTCAACGCACTTGCATTGTCTAGCCAGCAAAACTACGATTCATTAGATGAGGCTGTAGAAGCTGCGTTTATCAAATGGACGTACAACTCCTCTACTACGATGGCTGATCCTGGTGCGGGTATTGTTAGGTTCAACAACGCTACTCCAGCAAGTGTTACTGCGATTGCGATTGACGATCTGAACGTAGATGGTGTGGATGTGTCCGCATATGTCGTGTCTTGGGATGACTCTACTGGTAGTACAAACAAAGGTACTTTGACATTCCGACAAGGGAATACATTTGCAATCTTTAGTGTAACCGGACTTACGGATAATTCTGGCTGGACTCAATTAGCCGTTACTTATGTAACAGGATCAGGATCATTCACTTCAGGCACTAACTGTTATGTAAGTTTCTATAAGACTGGGGAGGCTAGTGCAGACGTTTCCACCGTAGCGGGTATTTCAGCCGACGTCACTACTGTAGCCGGTATTAGTGCTAACGTCACCACGGTTGCTGGAATCTCGGGGAATGTGACTACTGTCGCCGGGATTGCTTCTGATGTTTCCGCTGTTGCTGCTCAATTCATTGGCTGGAACTTCTCCACGACAACGAGCATGGCTGACCCAGGCAGTGGAATCATGCGCTTCAACAACGCGACCATTGCCTCTGTGACTGCGATTGCTTTCGATGACAACAACTCTGCGGCGGCTGATGTATCGGCTTACGTACTGACTTGGGATGATGCTACCTCTACGAACAAAGGAACGATCACCGTAAGACAAGGTACAGCGAACTACGCAATCTTCTCTGTAACCGGGCTTACTGATAACGTGGGCTGGACAGAAGTTGCGGTAACGCATGTTGCAAGCAGTGGATCATTTTCCAACGCAACGCTGACCTTTGTTGACTTCGACAGGACAGGCGATGCTGGAACAGGCGATATGACCGGCCCTGCCTCATCCGTCGATTCCGAACTCGCCCTATTCAGCGGCACAGACGGCAAGACGATCAAACGTGCAACGACCACCGGAGTATTGAAAGCGACTTCAGGTGTATTGGCTGAGGCTTCTGCGGGGACGGATTACGTTGCTCCCGGCACGGCTACGACCTTCACCGCTACCCAAACATTCAAAGGCACGACAGACACGGTTTACACGATCACCGATGGTGCTGCGTTTGAAATCAACCCGGCGAACGGAAATATCCAAGTGGTTACTTTGGGAGCGAACAGGACTCCTGCAGCGACGAACTTTGTGGCGGGGCAGAGCGTGCTGCTTGGGATTGACGACGGTTCGACTTACACGATCACTTGGACGACGGTGAGTCCAACTTGGGTCAAAGTGGGCGGGACAGCGAGCGCTCCGACTCTGGCGACGAGCGGATATACTTGGCTGCTTCTGTGGAAAGCCGGTTCGACGATTTACGGTTGTGAGGTAGGCAAGCCGTGAGCGCATTGAAGTTTCTCCAACGTGGTGATCAGAGTCAGGTTTACGTTGACGACGTATTCAGCACCTACCTCTATGCAGGAAATAATTCAACCCAGACGATCACAAACAACATTGATCTGAGTACTAACGGTGGGATGGTTTGGGTTAAGGAAAGATCAGGTA